TCCGGAACCTTTGTTCAAGGTGACATCATCACGGTTGCCGGGGTCAACTCGGTCAACCGTATTACCAAGATGACCACCGGCCAGCTTCGCCAGTTCACGGTCACGGCGAACGTCGCCAACGGTGCCACGTCCATCCCGATCTATCCGGCGATGATCCCCCCGCTCAGCACCGTTCCATATGCGTCCCTCCCGTATACTCCCCAGCAGTACCAGACTGTCGCGGCGACTCCGGCGTCGAATGCGACTGTCACGCCCTTCGCCAATGCTGGCGTGACCTATCGCAAGTCGATCGCGTTCGCGCCGGAAGCTATCACGATGGTGATGGCACCGTTGTGGATGCCCCCGGGCGGCAAGGGCGTTGTGGAAGCGGCGCGTCATGAGTTCGACAAGTGCTCGCTTCGCTCCCTCGTTTGTTACGAGCCGGGCACCGATCAGCCTGTCGATCGTCTTGATGGTCTGTTTGGCTATTTCTACCCGAAACCGGAGTGGGCCTCAATCGTGGCCGATATCATCTAACTTCAACCCGCCCGGATGCCATTTGGTGTCCGGGCATTTTCTTTTGAAAGGAAGTCGAAATGCTTAAACGAGACGAAGAAACCGGCCATCTGGTCGGCATCGAACAGCGACCGGTTGTTGCCGTCGCTCATGCCGACTTTCCGAAGTGGAAATTCAAGCTGCACAAGGAAGATGAGACCGGGCATTCGGTTCATGCGGTAGTTGTCGAAACTGCCGATGAGGAATCCGAGCTTGGTTCGGGCTGGTCTGATGATCGCGCCGAAGTGGTCAAGGGCACCGAACTGGAAGGCAAGCGCACCGTTGAAAAGCACCTTCACCTTCATCAAATCCTGAACGAGCGCAAGCCGGAGGGTGCCGATCATGACTAAGATCGAATATCTCGATCCCGAGATTGCGAATGAAGGTCTTTCCGCCGACGACATGCCGGAAATCGAAGAGCCGCATATCAACGACTATGCAACGCTGAAGAAGCACAAGTGGTACAAGCGCTACTTCAAGCCCTACGTGTTTCAACCGTTCCCGGCTTTCATCTACCACAAGACCGAGGGCGAAAAGCTGGTCGGCGACGCCAAGACAGCGGCTCAATACGGCGTCTCCTATAACAAGGAAGACAGCCATTGGGTTTGTGACGGGGATTGGAAGGTCAAGCCCGTCATCGCCCGCAAGGCCGATCCGAAGGACACCGGGAAGACCCTTGTCAGTGCGACGGCGCAGCAGGCCGCAATAGGCACCAATGAACTGATGGCTCAGATCCTTCAGCAGTTGGTGAAGGGTCAGGGCAGCGTGGCTCCGGCGCTCGCTACGGCGATCGGTGAGGACAAGGAATACCAGGATTATCTGGCATTCAAGCGGATGCAGTCCGGTGCCCCGAAGGCCATCATTGACGCTGATCTTCCTCCCGTCGATGAAAAGGCGCTCCTGATCGAAGCCGCCGAGTCCCGCGACATCAAGATCGACAAGCGCTGGTCGATTGAGCGGATCAAGACCGAGTTGGACAAAGTAGCCTGAGATGGCCCTTCCCGTCATCCCGACCGCACAGACCATCATATCAACTGCTTTACGCAAGGCTGGTGTGGTCGGGATTGACGAAAGTATTGAGCAGCCCATTCTCAATGACGCGCTGGACGATGCAAACGATTTTCTGGCGCAGATCAACCACAACCGGAATCTCGTCTATCATCTGGTTGATTATGCCTTCGTCTCGACCGGGGTACAGAATTACACGGTCGGGCAGGGGTTGAATTTCAATATCAATCCGCGTCCTGACCGTCTCGAGTATGCCTTCCTTCGGCAGATAATCCCATCTCAGGGCCAGCAGATCGATTGGCCCATGAAGATCATCCCGGCCGCCGAGAACTACGCCCAGATAACGCTCAAGACACTCGGGACGTTCGCTTGGTCTGTTTTCTATGACTCTGGTTGGCCGATTGGCATTCTCAAGCCGTGGCCGATTCCGCAGGCCTCGATCTACGAATTACATATCGGCGTCAAGGAAACGCTTCAGCGCTTTGGAGCGCTTGGGGACAAGATAAACCTTCCGTCCGAATACGTCCCGGCAGTCAAGTGGAATCTGGCGCAGTGGTATCGCGCTTCGTACCAGATGCCGGAAGACAATATGATCAATAAGCTGGCGCGCCGTTCGCTCAATATCATCCGGCTCGCAAATACCCAGGTTCCGACATTGAGCATGCCGAGTGGCGTTCTGCAGAATTCTGGACGCAGTTACAATTACAAGTCGGATCAATAAATCCTCAGCCCTGATGGGCCTATCCTAGAAAGGACTACGCTATGCCTATCGGAACTGTACCGACTCCCGGCTTTCAGGAAATCGACGGCGATTTCGTCAATGGAATAACGCAGGGTCATAACTCTGTATTTCAGAGTGGCCTAACGGCGGTTGGCAACTCGCAAGCGACTTCGCTTCAATTGGCCGATCGAATTTCCATGTTTGAAATCGACACGGTAGCGGCAAGCACGGGTGTTGCACTTCCTCCGGCTTTGGCTGGGATGGAAATCAGCATCTATAACAACGGCGCCAGCACGCTGACGGTCTACCCGTCGATTGTGAACAATGGCGCAACCGGCGCTCAAGACACGATCAATAACACCACGTTATTTACTGGCGGCGTCGCGTCTCATACCGGCGCATATTTCTTCTGTGCCAAGAACGGCGTTTGGTGCGGTAAGTAAGTGCCCATCCGTCCTGACTCCCGCATGCGCAAGACCCGTAAGGCGCTGCACGGCTGGAAACAGGACGGCAAGTTCTATCTCTCGCTCTCGCCGCGCGAAACGAAGCTGGCCTGCAATCAGTATGCCACTTCGCGCGAGGCATTGAGTGAGGCGTCCAAGCGGCATCTCCCGATCATTTGGGAAGACCCAAAGGTAATTGACTGATGATAATCAAGCCAGCCGAAAAGCTATCAAATATCCTGAAAACCAAGGTTGTACTGGAAAGAGCAAGTACCACTCCGCTCAAGCTGGGCACGTTTGATAACCTTCATCAATTCCATCTCGTAAGCAATTCAGAAAACAAGTTCGTCGTTGAATACGGAGTGATTCACGATAACTTTGAATTTACACTCTCTGAGGATGAGGCGTTCGCAAAACTAGCCGGCAAACTTGGCGAATTGAAGAAGATCCAATTTCATTTGCTCTGGCTGCCGGTTGCAATGGGCATTGATTATTGCTCTGCGCATATCCACGGCAATGTGGTTATGCGAGTAGTTGAATATTACGCCGTTCAAACCGATGAAATTCTTACTCGATATGACGTTCTGGTGCAGGCCATCGTCTGATGGCCCAGACAACTGGCCAGAATCTACCCCCGCCGCAGTCGCCTTTTATAGATCCTAAAACCGGATTCCTTTCTAACGACGGCTATCTATATCTTCTGAGCCTTTTGGTGGCATCTGCTTCAAGTCAGGCCACGGCAACCATCTCTGATGGCCTTGTCGCGACCGGCACCAATCAGGCCACCGCACTTCAGCTTAGCTCTCAATGGAATGAAGTCGATACGGTCCCAGTCGGGACGGGGGTTTTGTTGCAGGCACTTCAGGCCGGACAAAATCAGGTTGTGTTCAACGAAGGCGCCAACGCGCTCAATGTCTATCCGCCCCCCGGGTCAAAGATAAACGCTCTTGCGGTGAATATTGCGTTTGCTCTTGCGGCTGGGGCCAGGGCTACGTTCGACTTTACTTCGGCGGCTCAGATCAGAACATGAAACTTCCTCTGAACTCCGGCGCCTATACGTCTCGGTCATTGATCGCTTCGGCCCAGTCGTGCATCAACCTGTTCCCCGAAGAAAATCCCGCGGATATCGATCCGGCGTCTCCGTTCACGCATTACCCGAGGCCCGGCCTCATCTCGCTTCGAATGCCTCCGGTTCAGGGCCGGGGCAGGGGACTATTCAGGGTTTCCAATGGCGACCTATACGGGGTGGTTGGACCGAACGTCTATTACATAGACCCCAACTGGAATTTCAATCTTCTAGGTCCGATCCAAAACCAGTTCACGCCGGTATCGATGGACGATAACGGGCAGTCGAACGGCAATGAGATTGTCCTGGTAGACAATAGTCCGCTTGGTTACCAGATCAACATGACCTCGCGTCAGATGACGCAGATTGTGGACACGACGGGATTATTCACCGGGTCCACAAGGGTTCAGTTCTTCGATACGTTCTTTGTCTTCAATCAGATCGGGACCAATAACTGGTATTGCTCCCTGTCCGAGCAAGTCGCATTCAATGCTTTAGACCAAGCCTCAAAGGGCACTTACGGCGATCCGATCCAGTGTATCATTGCTTGCCAGCGCACGTTGTGGCCGGTCGGCACGATGACCGGAGAGCCGTGGTTTAACGCGGGAGACCCGATTTTTCCATTTGAGGAAGTGTTCGGCCAGATTGTCCCGCATGGTACGATTGCTGTTTACTCGGTATGCACTACGGACGTTAATGCGTTCTGGCTGTCGCAAGACAAGGACGGTCGCGCGATCTTCCTGATGATCGAGGGTTATGGGGCTAAGCGGGTTTCTACCTTCGCGCTTGAAGATGAATGGCTGACCTATCCGAGACGTGATGATGCGATCTGCTACACCTATCAACAGGGCGGCCATACCTTCGTTGTGATCCATTTCCCATCGGCGAATAAGTCTTGGGGATACGATCTTTCAACCAAGCAATGGCACCAAAGAGCCTGGATCGATCAGAACGGTACGTTCAATCGGGAGAGGGTATGCTTCCACGCGTTTGCCTACGATACCAACGTAGGAATGGATTGGCAGACCGGACAGATTTACGCGATCGATCAGAATACGTTCACCGATGCCGGTCAGCCGATCGTCTGCGTTAGGTCGTTTCCGCATGTCGTTGATGAACTAAAGCAGATCACCATCACTGATATCACGCTGGACATGCAAACAGGAATGCTATCCGGCTCCGCAGAACAGCGGCAGGCGTTCTCAGCATTCAGTGACGGCTTCAGTAATGGATTTGGTCCGGTCACCAAAGTAGATGCACCTCAGGTGTCCCTGCGGATTTCCAAGGACGGCGGCGGAACATTTGGGAATAGACGTATCAAAACCCTGATGAGCGCTGGTCATTATCGCTCGTTATTGAGATGGCGCGGATGCGGGATGGGCCGCGATTTTGTATTCGAATTTAGCTGGTCGGCACCGATGTCAACAGGAATAAACCAAGCCTTTGGCAATGCGATAGGACATAGCGCGTGATCCATCGCAGCTTCGACGCCTCAGAGATAAATCCAATCCTGAACGATCCCAGCGTATTCGAAGCGATCAAGCTTCCCGGCATGACGCCTGATATCGACGTTACTCCAATCGTGCAGAATGTGAACAATGTTCTGCTAATGGCGGATGGTGGCGGGATTATCTTCGCTCAACAGGAGCCGGGAATATACGAGGTCCACACCTCATTTCTGGAAAAGTGCAGAGGCCGAAACGCAATAACAGCTTCGAAAGAAGCCTATCGCTGGATGTTCACGCATACCGATTGCATGATTTTGCAGACCAAGGTTCCGGCATTCAACAAAGCGGCCGATCTGTTCTGCAAGATTGTCGGGGCAACCAAGGACTTCGAACGTAAGAAAGTTTGGCTGACTGAATCCGGCCCGGTAGATATGTCCTATTGGTCCTTGAAATATGAGGACTGGTTGAGACAAACGCCGTCCTTGATGCAAAGCGGCAAAGCGTTTCATCATCGTTTGGATGAAGAGCGCGACCGGTTAGGGTTTCCTGACGATAGCCACCCCGACGAGGATTGCCATGATCTTTACGTCGGGGTTTGTGCCGAGATGATCTATGGCGGCCAACCTGAAAAGGCGGTCGTTCTTTACAATCGTTGGGCGCGCTTCTCAGGTTATGAACCGATCGCGCTGGTTTCGAAATCGCCTTTGCTGATCGATATCGGAACGTCCCTGCTTCAAGTGCAGGACGACAGTTTCCGCATCATTCAATGTCGCACGTTGCAGTGAGGATATAGCTTTGCCAACGACAGCATTGATCGCAGCAGGGATCGGCGGTGCCGCGTCCCTAGGATCGGCGGCTATTGGAGCCAATGCTTCGAAAACCGCATCTCAGCAGCAAGTACAGGAACAACAGCTTGCGCTTGCGCAGCAGAAGCAAATGTTCGGAGTCGCGCAGGGCGCGCTTGATCCATTCATTAATGCTGGCTCTAGTGTCCTTCCGACACTTCAAGGGCTGCTAACTCCCGGGACATCCGCATCTACACTTTCTCAGATGCCGGGATTTGGATTCCAATCTCAATATGGCACGATGGCCGCAACTAATGCGCTGTCTGCCAAGTCCGGTGCATCCGCTGGTCCTCTTGCTACAGCTATCAGTCAATACAATAACGGCCTCGCCGGTACGACATGGCAAAACACGGTCAATGCGCTGCAGGGCTTCGCTAACACCGGAGCCGGAGCGGCAGGTTCATTGGCCGGCAATGCCATTGCAAGCGGCAATTCACAGGCCGGTACGCTTACGAACACCGGTAATGCGCTGGCCTCGGGTACGCTCGGCTCTGCGAATGCTCTGTCTGGCGGACTTGGCGGCGCTGCCGGCTCCGCTTCGAATGCTCTGCTCCTTAATCAGCTATTCGGGGCTGGTGGAGGCGGTGGCCTCTATGGCGGAACGCCGGGCACTTCAATTGGCGGAGCAACCGGACCAACTTCCTTTGGCGGTTCTGCCGGCCCCATGCCTTTGGTGCAATAAATGGCCAATCCCCTTGATCCCGGCAGCGTATCTCCTCCGGCCCCGTTGCAGAATGCCCCGCAGAACCAATCGGCGCAGAATGGCTTGCAGGGGCCACCCCAGCCACAGCAAGCCCCGCCACCTCCCACACATGAACAGGTGGTCGCGGCTCTTAGGCATTTTGATGCAATCAAAGGCGAACTCACGCCGCTGCTGGCTAATCCGGCGCTGGGAAAGTCTGACTTGAAATCGCAGATCATCGACGGGGTGACAAAGCTGGTGAGCGAGCGGATT